CCAGACTTTTCCTTAGAGATGGACGGTCTGGGCATGAACTCAGCTACTTACGAGATGGGTCCGGTTATTCATGAGCTGGGTCAAAACTATTTAAGTGGTACAGAGTTAGGTCAAGAGTTAGCATATCCCTTCGGACCAGCATTTGAATGGATAGCTAATTCAGAACCCCAGAATATAGCGAGTCAAGTAGACCGCATCCAGAAAGAAGCATTTGCACAGGCATTTGCTATTTTCCATACCAGCCCTGAACTACTACAAGAGCAAGCCCCTAAGACGTACAAGCATCTAGAGGCGCTGCTAAGAACGCAACCAACGGAGACTATTCAAAATGGCGAAGCTGACATTCGGACCAATGAAGCTGACGGGCAATCTCAAGAAGTACAGGGAGACGTTCGGTCACCTACCCAGCGCGGAAGCACTCAAGTTCAGGAGCAACAGGGAGCTGGAGGAGATGGCGGAGGTAGCGCTGATGCGGAACAAGCCAGTCAAGGACTGGGCGAACAGACCGAACCAGAAGTTGGGGACGGGGCTGGACGAGCTTTACAGCTAGAGGAAGAGTCAGCAGAAGCCAGACTTGTAGAGCAAGAGCTTGGCGCTATCGATGACGACTATGATCCGATGGATGATCTGGCTGGCTTCGATGATGATGCTCTTTATTCACCATCTAGCATCGAGCGCCTTCAAGAAGTTGATCCAAGTTACAATCAAGCCAAAGTACGATCTCTTTCCCAACTACAAGAGAGGATACCACTAGCAGAGAGAATTTCTGGGAGATACGTTGAGGGGCAACCTTTAACCCCTGTGTCTGGTGGTGAGTTTTCTGATCTCGACTTGTCTAATCGCGGCGATGGTCTTGATATATCTCAAACCGAGCTGGATAGTATCCTTGCCAAAGCGATCAGCTTAACAGACACGAACGCAGAAGGTCAGGTTGGTGATTTAGCCCAGCAGACAGTCGAACGCTTAGGTATTAATGCCAACACGGTAGAGTTTTGGGACCGCGCTCTCAAACTATCTGACAATGCACGGTACTGGTACGAAGTATCTGCCGAAGCAATGCGTGATGTAATGCCCGATCTGTCACCAAACGAAATTAGACAGTTCATCTCCGTTGTCGCTGCAACGTCACCGGTCGCTAATCCCTTCGTTAATATGCATAGAGCTATGGCAAGCTTTGCAAACCATCTGCAAGGTAAAGCGATAGATAACGACCTTGTTATTCAAAAAGGTGTAACAGACGCTTTAAAAACAGCGGACTTGGAGGGGCTAAAGACCGGTTCGTTTGGCGGAACAATGCAGTTGGTTTTGGGTATGGCGAAGCCCACTCTGTCTACAAATGACAGACAGGTCGCGGCAACGTTTAATACCGACGGGGAAGCTATCGGCAAAAACCCAGAGCTTTATGAGGTGATGTCGCGTTTTTACATGGGGCTAAGAGACAAACTAAACGCGAACCTGCCAGAGGGAGCGCAGCCTTATGAGACTTGGCAGCTACAAGCTCTTGGCTGGGTTGAGCAGCGCTACAAAAATGAATTCGTTAAAGATAAGCAGGCAGACGGAATGTCAGAAAAGGCTGCTTTAGCAGCCTATCAGTCAGCCTCTCCTGAAGATATCTCTGGCGGAGTAAATGACGTTGACGATTACAGCATGTCGCTTCTGCGCGAAGACTCATCAGGTCGAAGAGACAGAAAGGGTGCAATACAGATCCTAAAGGAAGCAGGTATAGCCGTTCCTGATGACAAGATTACCAGAGAAATATTATTGGACCCGAGGGTTCCTGCCGCACTTAGCCCTACAACGGCAAATTTCAGGGAAAAGCGCACAATTACCGCAGAGATTAACAGTCTTCGCAACGACATAGGCAAAGACGCTAGATCAATATTTGACGCTGCCGTACAGCAAGGTAATCAAAAAATAGCTGATGAATACCACGCAGTATTCGCAACACTGTTAAACAAGTCGTCGCAGGGAGCTAGCAATCCATTCACGGCGTACTTTAAGGCTCTTGGCTTGCCCAAAGCTGACGCTAAACCGACAAGAGTATCTACCCCAACAGGAGGTATTCCTTTAGCTGTAGGCGGAACATATGAAGGCGATGTGTCACCCAATGTTAGGGTTCCAGTTCCCCCTTCTATAACCGGCGATCAGTTAAATGTGATCATGACCTCGCTGTCCAAGCAATGGGATCAGGATGCGGTTCCTGCGTCTCACGTTGTAGATATGGCTGACGGACTTAGAGAGGGTTACACCGAGACCAGTCAGGTGTTTGTGGAAACTTTGGACGCGCTGTCTAGAGATCAAATAGAAGCCTTTGCTAGCGCATTGCCTGAAGGTGTCGAGGTTAACTTTACTCGTTACCCCAATGGTTACGAGTTTAACGTTTTGGCTTTTGATCAAGAGACATTTGATCCTGTCACCCCAGACATGAACGAGGTCGCGACAGCCGCAGAAGCTATGCAGGACCAGACTGGCGGCAGCATAACAAACTTGCACGTTAAAGATGCTCAATGGCAACCTGCTGGCTATTCCGAAATAGGAAACTATGACGATGTTTTTGCGTCGTTCAAAAAATCTTTATATAATGAGCAGGCTCAAAAATTAATCGGCAAAATACAGAGGAAGCAAAATGGAAAGGTCAGAGACCTCACCGAAAAGCAAATCGTTGCAGAACTCAAACGAAAGAATAAAAGCGAAGATTTTGCGGGGCAAGGAAACGCGAGAATTCAACGAGCGCATGGGGCTATCAAGCAGCGCCTTAGTGATTTCAAGCAAGCTGAAGGAATCGCAAAAGGACTAGCCGAAGCTCGCGACACCAAGTTAAAGCTTTTTATTCAGAAAAACTCTAAGACTCTTAGGGTTTCCCCGCAAGTTGACGACCAGCTAGACGCACCCCCACGAAATCCTTCAGACTTCGTAACCGCCCCCACAAGTACAGCCGCAGAGATCATGTCTGATGAAGACTTGGTTGCATCGGTTCGTGCTGGCACCACCAGTGGTGGAGAGTCTGGAATCCCCAGCAGCGGCATTAAGAAGTGGTTACAGAAGAACTTCTCGTCAAGAGGCTTACTACCTGAGACTGCTTTTGATTCCATGATCCAGAGAGACGGAGAGTTCGGAGCTGTTGAGCTGGACATCCGGCAGATGGTGGGGATCTACGATAACGCAGTGGTCGAGAACTTCGGCAAGATCGATGGTCAGCAGCGAGAGGTTCTAGACGACGCGATGAAGCGACCTGCGTCTGAGATTGAAGCGACTTCTCTGCCTAGAGATATCAAGGACTCACTCATTGCGATGCGAGGCTATATCGATAGCTTGTCAGCTCAATATGCACAGGTTCTTAATGACGACATTAACACCCTAAAAGCGCAGGGCGACGAGCAAGCTCTGGCTAAGAGTGAGCTGCTGGGCATAGTCGTTAACAATATGGGTACCTATGCAAACCGCAGTTATCAGGCTTTCAACAATAAAGACTGGAACAAAGAAGTGCCTGATGAAGTGGTTCTCGCCGCAAGGAATTTTCTTGTAGAGCAAGGTACAGCGAATCCAGATCAAGTTGTAAACACCATACTAAAAGAAGGTACGGCTTACGATGACATGGCTTCCTTCATATCTGAGAGCAAGTTGGGCGCCAAAGACCTAGCGATTCTCACTCAAAGAAAGCAAATTGCACCAGAAATCAGAGCATTGCTCGGAGAGTACAAAGACCCTCGGGTAAACTTTGCGAACTCAGCAAGCAAGATGTCTCGCCTCATATACAACGACAGGTTCCTTAAAGAGGTTCTGGAGAGTGGCAATGGTGTATTCCTTTTTGATCAGGAGTCAGCTCCCGCAGATGCAACGAAGAAAATTGCGGAAGTCGGGTCAAAAACCCTTTCACCCCTCAACGGGATGTACACATACCCAGAGGTAGAGCAGGCATTTAAAGACGCTCTAGGTAAGGAAGAGATGGGAGATCTGTACCGAACCATTATCAAGGTCAATGGTTTAGTTAAGTATGGTAAGACAGTAATCGCCCCGACCACAATGTTCCGCAACTTCATGTCAGCTTCTATGTTTACTGTTGCTAACGGTCACTTCAATTGGTCAAAGCTATCTAAATCGACTGAGGTAGCAGGCAGTTACTTTTCTGGTATAGGTGACGGGGTTGAATACCTTAAGAACCTGAAGAAGCTAGGTGTAGTACACGACAGCCCATACGCCGGAGAGATGATCGCTTATCTACAGGACGCAAATGCCCAAGGTATGCTTGATCAGCGAGACCCGTCCGCAATTTTAGATGTAAAAGATAGTGCCCTTACGGCGGGTAAGAGTACAGCCCAGTTCTTCACCAAGGCATATCAGTTTGGTGATGACTTCTGGAAGATCGTTGGCTTCGAGAATGAGGTGATGAGCTTCATGGAAAACAAGGGCGTGTCTCGTGAAGAAGCAGAGCCTTTAGCCGCTAAGCGAATAAGAGATACTTACCCAACCTACTCGCTGATCGGCAAGATACCTCAGATGCTACGTCGCTTCCCGCTGGTCGGTACGTTTGTTTCTTTCCCCGCAGAAATTGTTCGTACACAAGCGAACATGATCAAGTATCTGCGTGAAGACCTAGCCGATCCAGATATGAGACCGGCAGCTCTTAAGCGAATTACTGGTATGGCTATGATGAGCGCGGGAGTATATGCAGCTCAAGCAATGGCTATGTCAGCGTTTGGTGTTTCGGAAGAAGAGGAAGAGGCTATCAAGTTGATGGCAGCTCCTTGGGCTAAGAACTCAAACATACTGGTAACAGGTAGAGATGATGAAGGTCGCTTAGAGTATTTAGATCTTACTCACCTTGACCCATATGCTCTAATGAAGCGTCCTTTGAATGCGTTGATGAGAGATCAGCCTATCGATGATGCGTTGATAGATGCTAGCGCCGAAATACTTAAGCCATTCTTAGGCTGGGATATCTCTACCAATACAATATTAGAGTTTATCTCAAACGAGAAGTCGTCAGGCGGTCAGGTTTACAACGAGGCTGACACCTTTATAAATCAAGTCGGCGATACCTACTTGCACTTTGAGAGAGGTATGGGACCAAGTGTTGCACAGAATGTCCGCCGCATGTCTAGAGCGATGGGCGGGGAGATATCTAAGAGTGGCAAGGCTTACGATGTTGGCGATGAGATGGCAGCGTTTGTAGGCTTCCGTAAGACTACCTTTGACCCTAAGACTGCACTGCACTTTAAGGCTTATGAGTTCTCAGAAGGTAAGCGTCAGTCAACTAGACTGCTGACCTCAGTATTCAGAGACCCTAACGATGTATCGGATAGCGATATACGAGAAGCGTTTGGCAGAGCATCTACAGCTAGACGTGAGACCTTTGAGGATATGGCGGCACTAGTTAGTGCATCAATGAGTTCTGGTTTAACACCCACGCAGGCAATGACAATACTGCGATCTAACGGCGTGACCAAGAAAGACGCCAAGGCTTTGATACAGGGTGGAGCATCAGCGTGGACAATGTCTGACAGCACGCTCAAAAACTCTGTCGCTAAGTCTGATGTTTTGTTTGGAAAACAGAAAAGTGAAGAGTTCAAGGACAGGTGGACTCTGATACAGCAGTTGTTAAACGAAGAGAGCTAACGTGAGGACTTTAGGTGCAGCAGCACTGTTACTCACGTCAATTGCTTTTGGCGATGGGTCTACTAACAGCGAGAACAGTCAGGATGGGTCGTTAAATACAAACACTGTAGATTCAACAGTAAGTAGCAACAATCACAGCACAGATCACAGCGTCAGCAATACCTACAACGGAGCAGGAAGCTCGTCTGACATGCCTGTCGGCAGCGCTATAGCGCCGAGCTACATGTCTAACGGAGTAGAAACGTGCCTACAGGGTACTGGCAGCAGTATTCAGACAGGCATAGTCGGATACACAACAGGCAAGTACAAGATAGATGAATACTGTAATAGGCGCAGGAATGCCAAGGTTCTCAGTGATCTAGGCATGAAGGTCGCAGCAATTGCTGTCATGTGTGCAGATGTCGAGGTGTTTCGAGCCATGTTTGTTTCTGGAACCCCATGCCCCGTGATCAAGGGCGGCAGATTAGTGGTTGGTCGCCAAGCATTTTTATTGATGAAGATGCAGCCATCTCTCTACATCCCCGACTACGGCAAGGTCAAGGTGTACAGACAGGCAACTTATAGCAAGCACCCACCAGTCAAGAGGTATAACGATACGCAGGTCTGGTACAACTCAATTCTCGGTATAGGAGCGGAAAATGAAGCAGAAGATATTGCAGACAGCGGCGCTAGCCAGTCTCTTAGTGACAGGTTCCGCAACAAACGCTAGCGAACTAGACGCCTTAATATCGGCATCGTCTGCGATTGTTGATCAGATAGATAAGGGGATCATGCTTGCTGGTGCGGCACAGGGCTATGCTTACACTGGGTCAGGTATCTCTGATGGGTCGTTAGCAGGCACTGCACATATAAGCACTTCGCAAGTAGAGGCATATAACGCAGCGCTTTCAGGTATGCAGAGTTACCAACCCTATGGTAGTGCTGTGGATTATCTTGAAGGTCAGGCAGCAGCTGAGCTGGAGTTAATGGGGGATGCGCTTGATGTATTCACTGATGTGGTTGTGGATATGATTGCTGTGCAGAATGTTGCGGAAGTATCTGAGACAGCATCAACCCCCGATGATGAAGCTGAGGTGCAGCAATTTGTCGCAGACAATATTGAGACTTTGACGATTGATCAAGATGACGCAGATACATACAACCAAAGTCTAGACGATATAGAAACTCATGCTAACAATGCTGGTGCGTACTTAGGTGTCGCCGCAAGCCCAGAGGCGGTAGCGTTTCTTGAGGATCAGGCTGCCGACAGAAACCTGCGTGTAGAAGATAGCACCATAGCCTACAGCTCTAGCAACAAGGCTGTCACACTTACATGGAAAACCAACACAAGAATGCTTGAGCAAAGCAGTGTGTACTTAAATGGCTCAGATCAGTTTGGGTTAGATATGTACTTTACTGGTTCAGAAGTTCTACTGGCGGGCAAAGAGTCAGAACTTTATGTGACTGGTCCGACGCACTTAGGTTACCAGTGCTTTGTCTACGGCAATGAATGCGAAGAAACTACAGAGTCAGGTGGATCATGAGCTTAGCTGAAACTGAACTGAAGATAGGCGGAACGTCTTTTAAGGGCGTTTACATCGCGATACTGCTAAGCCTTGCAACCACACTTGGCGGTGGCGTATGGACAGCTAGCTCGCTGTATAGTCGGCTAGAGGCGGTAGAGTCAAGGTCGATTCCAGACATAGCGCCGCTAGAAGAAAAGATCTTGCTAGTTGAGCAAGAGCTAGAGGCTAATGATGTAGGTAAGCTGCAAGGCAAGCTAGCTGAGCTAGGCGTAAACCTCGTAACAATAAAAGATCAGCAAGCTGGTTTGCTGGACATCAAAACAAAGGTCACTGATCTTGAAAAAGAGATTGAGACCATGAAGGCGACAGTAAAGACAGCAGAATTAATTACAGCGAAGAGCGAAGATATTGATACGAGGATACAGGCTATCGGGCGTGATTTAGATTCTGTCTGGGAGGCGCTCGACTACGTCTCTAACCCCTTAAAATAAATCTGACAAATCGTTATACGCAATAACACATAGACCAGCGATAACACATACACACACAACAACCATTACAAACAATCCTTACTCTCAATTAAAGTGAGGGCGCATTGTAATGGCAGTCATGTGCTGTGTGAAATGCAACTTCAGTATTACATGCATACCGTAGCGGTATGACTACAAGATGATGCAGATAAGTGCGGTTACTACAATCCACGATAGAACGTGAACATTAGTCAGGTGGTAATTGCCTGCATTGAGCCACGTACGTACGGCTTTCTGTACGTCCTTCGTGTCATGCATTGAGTCACGGATTGCTTGGTCGGCGTACTCATGCGCCTCTTTGATTGCTTGCTTTACATCTACCATATTCTTTCTCCAAGTTAGGTAAGATGTAATCTTTGGCGAGATTTTGCTGTTGATCCCGTTTTGTAAGTAATTGATTTATAACGATTTAGCTAAGATTCTCAGGGTCATATGTAATCGTTGAAGATTTCTATCTCTATCAAGAAAACCCCCGCTTTTTCGTTTTAATTCAATGACTTATATTTTTAGCCAAAGACTACGTCTTAACATTATTATATCAAACTGTATATCTATACAGTCCGTAGCAAAGAACCTATCTGTGATCCAGTCCTTTACGTGTGATCATACCCTCCAATGACGCCGCAGCTTTAGCTTTATGTTGGTGATTCAGGTGCGTGTATCGCAACATCGACTTAGGGCTAGTCCATCCACCCAAGTCCATTAAGGTGCGCTCACCTGTACCATTCATAATATGCCAGCTCGCAAACGTGTGTCGCAGTGTATGAAACACCACACCCTTTGGCAGTCCTGCATTCTTCACAGCATCTCGCCAAGTGGTATTACACAACGCAGTTTGCGAGAACGGTTTACCATTACTACGCACACTCCGATGCTCCTGCACGAACACATACTCAATCCCCTTTGCCTTGTCCTTAGAGAGGTACGGATACCGCTCTTCAAGGTCTAGCTTTCTATCCCAGCGACGCCGCAAAATTCTTTGTGCATCTCTGTTCATAGGGAACGAGGTGGTATGCCCGTTCTTTGCATCCTTTGCCGCCAGATGCATGACCGTAAAGTCTTCTGATATCGATGCCCACTTAAGGGTTCTGATTGTCTTGTTGCGTTGTCCGCAACACAAAGCAAACTCGACCATGTCGGCTCGCAGCTCATCCAACCAGCGCATCAACTCTCGACACTGTACGGGTGTTAAGTACAGCTCACGTTTTTCTTCTGGCAAGTTCTCGAACTTAGGCACCCTGTCAATAACTTCTAGCTCATCTCTGGCGTAAACCAGAACTGCACGAACATAGGTTCGGTAGTTATTAACAAAACCGTTGGTTACTGGCTCGCCAGTCCATCGGTTGTTCCGTCTCGACAGCTCACTAAAGAACTTAGTTAGCAGGTACTTTCTTTCAAACTCCTTGATAGACAGGTCGCCCCATCGATCAATTAACTCTCTTACAATATCAACAGTGTACTTCTGCTTTCTCTTGCCGGTGCGCTTGGTAGGCGCGGCAAGATAATCTTCAGCCACTTCTTTAAACGTAATGACACTATCCATAAGTATCTCCATTAATTCCAAATGAAGAGACCAACAGCGGTGTTACAGTAACACTGTTAATCCCTAGATTAAAGGTCTGTTGCAAGGGGCAGGTAGACCAAGCCTGCTATAGGGCGTGAGGAGGGGACACCCTACCCTCTAGGGGACTTGCCTAGTGAGCAGTAGAGTCAGCTTTCGCATCGTCTTGCTTATAAGGCTCTGGTAATAACTTCATCGCTTCCTTCATGTTAAGGTCAGCGCCCACCTGTGCTGCCTGAAGCAGCGTGCCAAACAGCCCAAGCGCAGCGCTGGTTTGCTGTGCTGCGTTTAGCATCTCTTTACAGGTGTCACTGATATCGTCAATCAGGTACGGGGTGTTATCGATGTGAATCAGTTGGGGTTCATCGCTCATTTCTTTTTCCTCTTTGCGTCATCACGCACTATCTTGTAATTGCGGGGTGCGCCCACCAATAGCTTTGCTTGAGGAAGCATAAAAGACTTCTCAGACAAGCTGCCGGAACGACCACATTCGGGGCACGTTAAGTGGGGTTTTGTGTAAAAGGGTTGGATGCCTGTCATCTCGACAAACACGGCATCCGTTAACTGTAGACCATCCTCTCCAGCTTTAAGAACATGCTCTTGGTGTCCTTTGCGCCTTGTATGCACGTTGAGCAAAGTCTCATGCCTGCCATCTAAGTCAACTACTGCACGCACCCATACTCGATGGTCAAATGTGCCCTCAAGGTCATCTGGGTCGAGGCTTTCTCCGCCATAAAAGACGGAGTTAGCTGATCGTGAAATTCTTAGCGGCATAAATATAATCCTTAGAAAGGTAGGTCATCGTCCAAGAAATCATCTGCGCCAGAAGCGGACGTAGAAGCTGACTGTTGGGCGTTGGGGTTGGGCTTTGGAATCCAGTAATCAACATTCAATTGCTGGAGGTTGCCGTCATCACCCATCTGCTCACAGACTTTAATGTTGTAGCGGAAATCGTTACCGCCATGCGAATCAAGAGCAGCCTGTAGGTCTGCAACTAACTCACGACTGACTTTGATAAAGCCGTCAAACTTAGGGACGTGCGCTTTGGTCGCCCAGTCGTACTGCTTTAGGCGATTCCACTCTTCAATGCGCTTCTCTTTAGGCATCGGGTACAGACGCCCTTTGCCTGCTTTAAGGGATTCAAATGCGGTTGGTGTCTTGTTCATTATTGCTCTCCATGATGGATTGAAACTTGCATTGCGCCTGTCGTTCTTCGAAAAGAATCGAGAGACTCGTTTTTGTTAAGGACTTCGTCTTCACCGCCTAGAAATTCAAACGCTTTTCTATAATCAACTGGCGGGTTCTTCATAATCACCTTCACGGTAGTCCTGCCATTGCTGACAGAGCCTTTGTAGCGCTCGGCGATATCTTTTTTCAGGGAGTCTGATGACTTGCTCAGAACATCCAAGGTCTCTAGGTCGTCACTGATACGTGACCGGATATCTGCAATTCTGGTTTGCATTGCAGTGAGGCGGTTCAACTCTTCGTCAGTCTTTATGACCTCGGGAGCATCAGCCTCTATTGATTTGATGTGCTCAGCACGAGTGACCTCATCTCTATGCTGCTCTTGAATCCAGTTGTACCAGCATCGATACAGATCAAGACGGGATATGGTTCCCTTCTCAGGCTGTGGCAAATACTTGCGGCTCAGTAACTCAGTCAGGAAGTCTTCTTTACGGTGTACTCGCTCAATGGTGTACTGTGGCTCGGCTGTTTCGTTCTTAGCCAAGAAACAAATAAAGTCACACCACTCAGCATCAAGCACTTCCATCTGCATATAGACCTGCATCAGGTACATGCTGCGCTTCTTGTCGAAGATGCTGTAAGGGGTCTTTGTGTATTGAGGGAAAGGGCACTTGATCTCAACGCAACCGTCAAGACCGACTAGACCGTCTGGCGATGCCGCGATGAAGTCATACTTAGGGTGCACAACTAGACCGGTCTCCTCGACCGTGTAACCTTGCAAGCCCTCCAAAAATACGCGGGCATGGTCTTCCATCATCTGCCCGTGGGCAACAGCAGGAACCATTTTGAATTCTGACTCTGCACCAGCCAAAGCCCTAACTTCCTGTCTTACCAAGTCAGCAGCTTTCATATAGGGGTGCTTGCCTTCTAGCGCGGCACACACAGAAGCTTTAATCTTACCGGCACGGGCTGCGTGCCACTCGGGTGAACCTTGGACAGCTAAACTCATTTCTTAGCCCTCCAACCATTCTCCTTACACAGCTTCTCCCAGTTACCAGTGGTATCTGTTAAGCCTCTATTAGTTAGACCACGTTTAAACTTGTCGTACAGTTTTGTGGCTTCACTCAGGGTCTTAGCTTCACCAAACTTAAGATGCTCCCAGATCGCAATAACCTTTTGGAGTTCTGCATCTGCATCATTTGTATCTGAGGGTGTACTTTGTTCAGGTTTAGAAACACTTTGGTCTTCAATCTCTTTGATTTGAGATGACAGCCACATGGTGTAGCCCAGACCAAACTCACCCATAGCCTTAACACGACACCGCTGTTTAGCGGTATTGATGTCTGTAGCGGAGGGGGAGTCAATTGCTTTGCCTGATCTATGAACAGGAAGGTAGGTGATGTTGGTCTGCCCGCCGATAGTCATTCGGCAACGTACTTCAGCCGATCCATCATCAAAGTAGTGGCATTCACGCCCCGTGGGGTCTTCAGTGAATTCCCAATGATACTCAGGAAAGGCGCCCATCATTATTTCATGGGCTTTCATCCAAGGTAGGTAGGTCAGGACTTGATCCCCAACGACTTCCGTCTCGGTGCAGAAAGGTGCTACGTCTATATCAGATAAGGTCGCCCAGATGTGGGCGCGTGTTAGCGTATCCATGTAATGTCTCCGTTAGTTCCAGAGACATAATATCACCTTTTACATTTATTTCAACACCTTCAGATTAATTAGTTGATCTTCAAGTCGTTTCTTGGCGTCTACAACCTTACTGGTGGCTGTACGATAACGTGTTTTATTTCTACTAAAGCAAGCTAGTATGTCAGGATGTCCTTGCACGTACTCGTTTAATTCTTTGCAGGTTAGTTGTTTCGAATCACCTAACACTCTATCCACTCCCAACTCCTTTTTTAATGTATTCCATTAATATATGTCGTAAAACTATCACTTTGAGGTGATTGACGCATCATCTTTTTGCGACAAAACTTCTGCTACACTTGCCAGACCGTCTCTCTTTTCAGTATCCAAATACATTAGACACATATGAGCAAACTGCTCTGGCGTTAGCATAAAAGACGTTTGCTCTTCGAAGTGCTTCACATAAACAATAGCCTCAACCATTGAATCTGAGATCTGGGTGTCACCTCGAGACTCCAGCGTTATCCAGAGATATAAATCAATGCTATAGAGATCGCACAACTCAACTATGCGTTCTCCTTCGCTAGGCAAACTTCCTCTTATCCATGCTTGCGCGGATGCTGGGCTACAACCTGTCTTCTTAACAATAGCCGCACCTCTACCCCACTCGGGCACCCCAGCCCTATCAAGTGCCTGCTTAAAGATTTCTGCGCGTAGTTCCTTTTTATTTTTATCGTCCATATACTCCTCCTGTGACCGGATCTTCCACATTTTAAACAATTAAACAAGGGTTGCGTGTAAATAAAGTTGATAAATTGATACGTGCAGATTATTATCTGCGCTCAACTGAACATTTTACATGGAGCCGTCTGATAAATGATTTTTCGTCCTGCCAATTTAAAGCAAGACCATTACACTCGAATCCCCAACCTACTCCTCCGTGGCGGGTTCTCCGCTAGCGAGTATAGAGATGACGGGCTAAGCCCAGAAGCTCTCGGTGTTTTGGTCTACCTACTGAGCCATGTCGATGACTGGCAAATAACTAACAACCAACTCTGCACGGTCTTTGGTGTCGGTAATGCAAAGATGACTCGCATTACTCATGAGCTAGAGCAGGCAGAGTACATTCGAAGAGAAATAATCCGAAACGAAAGTGGTCATGTCGCCCGATGGGATTGGCTGGTCACAGATGTTAGGGGTCGTTTTCCACTAGATCATCAAAACCCAGATCAAGTAAACCCAGATCAAGTAAACCCAGATCAGGGTAACCAGACCCAAAGAACAAACATTGTTACTAAGGAACATCAGAAAGAACAAACATGCTGGCGTTCTCAAATCCTAAACAATCCACCAGAAGGTATTTCCAAACAGCCTTGGGTTAAGTGGTGGGAATACAAGCTGGAAGACCGTAAAGGTAGAAAACCCGCCAAGAAGATGATCACCACAATCGCGCAGGACTTCCTAGTTTTTAAAAAGCAGGGGTTCGATATCTCGGGTGTTGTGGATAACGCTATCTCGAGAGGCTGGCAGTCCATCGGTAAGCCGGATTGGCAGGGGCTTTCGTGCTACAAGAATGCGACACGAACCAATGATCTGTTGGGGGCTGTCAAATGATGGATATTAAAACACTAGCTCAGAGCCTAGCACCCCATGCCACCAGCATTTGTCACGAGCTATACCCAGACGGACGCGTTGAAAGCGGTTGCTACAAAATTGGATCTATTCAGGGGGAAAAGGGTAGAAGTTTAAGCGTTTATTTAAACGGTGATCAGTGTGGCAAGTGGATGGACTTTAGCACTGGTGAGGGAGGTGACCTGCTTGACCTAATTATGTACAACCAAGGGCTTACCCTAGTTGATGCAATGGAGTGGGCGAAAAAGCGTTACGGTATACGAGACAATACGCCCGCGAAAAAAATAGCTCCGGCAGAAAAAAAGAATTACACCAATCCCCAGCCCCCTGCACGCAATGAGAGCCTTCATCTGCATGGATACATGGAGAAGAGAGGGTTTAAAGATGTAGGTGAGGTCTGCTTCCGTTGGAAGATTTACGAGACGGACGCTAGGGGCGGTCAAGATGTGGTGTTTCCTTTCTTCGAGCCAGATGGCAAAGAGACATTCCTAAAGACAAAGCCAATAAACCATGACGGCAATCCGTCCACCCAGAAAGATCTGAAGCCAATCCTTTTTGGTTGGCAAGCCATGCCGGACGATGCAAGAAAGGTCTGGATAACAGAAGGTGAGTGGGATGCGATTGCTTGCGGTGAGTTAGGTTATCCCGCCCTGTCAGTGCCTATGGGTGGGGGCAAGGGTGCCAAGCAAACCAAGTGGATTGCTCATGAATACGAGAACCTCGCACGCTTTGAGGAAATACTCATTGCTACAGATATGGATGAACAGGGGGAGCTTGCCGCCGCAGAAATTATGAGTCGGCTCGGTGATCGTTGCTATCGCGTCAACCTACCGACTAAGGACATCAACGAGCTGTTACAAAAAGAGGGCTACGAACAAGCGAGATGGATGCTTGAGTGCGCCTATCAAGAGGCACGTTGGAAAGACCCCGAAACTCTCCGATCTGTACTGGACTTTGAGGCAGACATCGATGACTTCTTTGAGAACAAGCTAGATGACACGCAAGGCTTCGGCTCTGGGTGGGGCAAGTTGGATGAGGAAGACATTAAGTTCAGACCTAACGAGCTGTGGGGTGTGTGCGGTATTAATGGTCACGGGAAATCGATGTGGCTAAACCAGTTATCACTAAACGCAGTCGAGCAGGAG